GGCTTTTCATCAGCGAAGATGCATTCCATCGCTCCCATAAACGTCATACCATCTTCTGCCATTTCCCAAAAATAGTCCGCCCGGTCTTTCACCGCTTGTGGTAAATCTTGCTTGGGAGGTTTGGGCTTCCCGTCTTCTACCGTCCAGTTGTATGCTGCATTAACTTTTTGCTTTAACTCTTCCATCATCTTCCAACTCCTCCATTTCTACTCCTAATTCAACAAGTTCTTGTTTTAGCATTTCGATTCGATTCTGGATGGCTTCTGTAATTAGACCAGACAATATCTCATCTGCTTTGATTTCTTTTTTTAAAAATCCATAAGCCGTTTTAAGAATATAATTAGTCTCTTTCTTTGTAATAATAAGCTCATCCCAGCACTTGTGTTTAACCTCTAAGAAATATTTGTACTCTTTAATCAAATGAATGATATATCTAGCTTTGTTTACGTCTTCAAGCTTCATCTTCGCTTCCTCCAACTTATTTTCTAAAAATCCAGCTCTTGCCCCTCATGGCTCAAAGACACAAGAGCTAGCAAATTCTTTATACGTCATTCGTCCAAGTCTGACGCATATTCTAGCTCGCTTTTAACGTGGTTCGCGGCACGTTGATTTTGTTGCTAAGTAATAGCAATCTACCGCGCCATAATCAAAACGTACATCGTCTTTTCCGATATATTTTTTAAATTTTGGTCTGGTGATACCAGAGAATGCCCATTGATGGTCTTCCATCTGCTCAATGAGATCATCGACATTGTCAAACGTCCCAATGTAAAACTTGCAGTGCCCGTTATAGACAAAGTAAAGATTTAACATCAATACCTCCTAAAATTTCATAAAAGCCATCCAGTGAGTTGTCCCACGCTGTTGCCCAAAAAGTGGTTGTTGTGGGACTAATTCCAAAATTTCCTTAACATTTACTTGAGCATCAGACCACTTGAAAATAAGTGTTCCCCCTGTTTTCAAGACCCTAAAATATTCTTCAAAACCTTGTTGTAAATCTAATCTCCAAGTCAACAAGTCTAGTTGTCCATATTGCGCACGCATGAATGATTTCTGACCAGCCCATAGCAGGTGTGGTGGATCAAATACAACAAGGTTGAATGTTTCATCATCAAATGGCATGTCACGAAAATCGCCGATAACATCTGGGTCTACGTTTACCTTTTTCCCATGTATTTCAATTTTTTCTTGTCTGATGTCCATGAAAGTTGTATGACTCTCATTTTTATCAAACCAAAACATTCGAGAGCCACAACACGCATCTAGTATTCTGATATCTTTCATCACTCCACCTCAACTGGGTAAAAGTTCCCAAAGGAACCCCTCAAAGCCTTTCCAACTTGTAGGGCTGTCGCCCGAGAAACAAACCGCAAGGCTTTCTTCTCCTCTGAACATGAAATGTCCAAGCCTGTCACACCGATAACTGCGGACCTCAGAAACGGCTTGTCCTCTCTTGTCCCATGTCTTAAAATAAACATCAGCCACCCCCGTTCTCAAGCCTTTCAAGTAATTCACGTTTCCGTTTTTCAAGCTCTTCCTTGTCCTCCTCGCTTGTCGTATTCACATAGTTAGGTTGAGACCATTCAGGAACGTTAGATTTTGCTTGTCCTTGGCGATTGCTGATTTTACTTTCTCTGTATTGACGCTCACGTTCATCCACTGCTGCAATCGTCAAGATCCCGTCTTTTTTCCAATTCGTCAAAATTGCTTTAATATAGCTAAAATTTCTTTTACCATTGTCAGCAGCAAGACCAATTGCTTTCAGGACAACTTTCACTTCCATTTCATCCAAAGTGATGAACTCTTTCAAGATTTCAAATTGAGTTCCATCCAACGGAGCAATACGAGATTGATATTCTTCGACGATGAGTGAGACTGGATTTTTATTTTTATCTTTATCTATATCTTTCTCTATATCTATATCTTTCTCTATATCTATATCTCCGTTGCAAGTTGTTGCAATGGTGTTGCAATGCAACCCCCTCAACTCTCTATGTTTGCGACTTCTACGAGTACTCGCCGTTTCGCTCCCAACCATCTCAGGAACCTGTTCTAAGAAATAATCTCTGTCATTTTTTCTAGTCAGCAATCCTTTGCTTTCTAAAAAAATCAATGTAATTTTAATATCTTCAACATTTTCGTCAATGACAAGAGCAATTTCCTCAGCTAGATTGTCTGCAAGTCCATCATAGTAAATATGCCCTCCGTCTTCCAAGCTAATTAACATCATTTTGAGGTAAATGATGGTATGTGTATCTCCGCCAGCAATCTTGCGAAGTAGTTTCATCTCCTTTGACTTAAAGAAGTCCTGAGCAAGCTGGATCCAGAAATACCGCTTGTTTTTTAACGCCATAATCTCACACCCCACTTCCTACGATTAGCGCGGTACTTCATCCGCATATCTTCATAGATGTGCATACCCTCTAGCGCCATCTTCTCGACCTTTAGCAGCTTATTTTCAGAGACCACATCACGATAGTCCTTAGCTAGTTTTTCATAGTCCGTTAGATATTCTTTGATGAGTGAAATTTTCCTGTTCTCGTCCTCTAAATATAGTTCAAAATCAGACTTTTCTTCATCAGACGACATCATCTCAATATTCACTCTCTCGTGCCATAATAGCCATTCAATCAATTCTTCCATTTCCTGACCTCCTCATTACAAAAATCTGATTGCAGACTGTTTAGGTTCTGGCAAAGCTAACGGCTCAGGACGCAATCCTTGAGGCGGTTCGTTGTCGTAGGTAAAGCCCTTGAACGGACGATGAATATTCTTGCGGATTTCTTGACGTTCTGCCTCTCTACCACGTTCGTATGCATGGTTGTACCCTTGGATAATCATAGACGCAAATTCTTGCTCTTCTCGTCTCTCTTTTTCCTTACGCTCCTCTTGTAGTTTGATGTGACGATAAAGTCCCACAAAACCAATCAGCAAGGCTCCAACCCCCATTAACTGGTCTAAAATCGGTGGTTCAAACATTTTTATCTCCTTATCCTCTTTTTGTGCTATAATATAGTCAAATAATTTTGCTAAGACCTTGTCCAGAAGCCTTTTAGTAAAGTTATTATATTTGATTAGAGAGCCATTCTTTGATGGCTCTTTTTGACCATTTCTTACCAGGTAATTCCTTTGGGAACCCCTTCATGTAACGATAATTATCTGAAAATGTGTCATACTTAATTCCTAGAAATTCACAGGTAGTGCTCACATCCATCAACTCTGGATAGTGGTCGCTATCTTTTTCTATTTCAACCAGCCTTGTGATTGTGTCCTTGATAATGGACTTAATCCATTCAGATAGTGAAAGTAGAACATTGTCCATCTTGTTCCCCTCCTACCCTTCGTCAAATGAGTTCAATTTCATGATTTTCATCTTTGTATTTGTGCTTGGCTCCCACGTCATCCAGTAAGCAAGAGCAGCTTCTGCAAACTTCTTCGGTAGCAAATCATAGCGACTAATGTTAAAGTGGTCTTTGAAATCAATCTCAGCTTGTCTAAAGACTGACTGAGCGAAAGTCTTATCCGCATAAGCTGGACTATCAATACCACCTAAGCAAGCCACGACCCGAGCCTTGCGCTTCTTCAGTAGCGACTGAGCGTAGCTTGGATGAATTGGTTGCTCGCTCTTGAGGTAGTCGATATCTTCCAGCATGGTCGCCTGTTGCTCACGCAATTTCTTCTGGCCAGTAAACAGAGCGATAAAGGCATCCTCGTCCAAGTCCTCACGGATAAATCCGCCCTGCTTCCGAATAGCTGGCAAGACTTCTGAGGTTACCCAGCGCTTGAACTCTTTAGCTTGAGGCAACTTGCTGGATAAGATGAGAGAGTAGAGACCAGATTCATTGATAATAATGGTATTTTGTGTTCGTCCTAGATTGTCGGTGAGTCCGTATTTCACGGAGTCATCTTCATCAACGTGCCGAGAAATTGCGTCCAGAGGTTTAGCATATCCTAAGATATCCGCAACATCCTTCCCAACGAACCAAGGCTCGTCATCAATTGTCAAAGTACGGACTTCCTGCCCGTGAAAATTAAAAATTTCGTTCATAATGTTCCTCTTCTTACTTTTCCTAGTGTTAAAATAGTTTCCCAAACATCTAGTCCCTCAAGACTATCGATCATCATCTGACTAAGTTGGTGATTTTTCTTCTGCCAATTCAGTATTATTTTTGCTTGCATGTATGGACCTCTCAGTGATTTCTCCAAGGGTTTTCAATACCCAAAATATCTACGACTTTTTCTTTCACATAATCACTTCCTTTGCCATATTTCAGTAGCTCTGAAATAACTGATGATGCTACAGATACTTGTTTTGCCAATTCGGCTTGAGTCATATCCAACTCAATCAAACGAGTTTTGATTTTAGCCTTGATTATCTTTAATTCTTTACTCATATTCTTCCTTTCTATTGTTCTCCCCTTTTTGCTATAATAAAAGCAGAAAGGGGGTGATTTTAATGGATTTTCTAACTAATGATGCAAAATTTCTACTAACTTCCATGTACGCAGAATATTTAACAAGACGCAAGGATGAAGTTTCTAAAAAGCAAGCAAGAAACTTCCAAAGCATAAATTATCTAAAAAATAACATTATGCCTGAATGGTCTGAAGAAGATATTTTAGATACATGTTATGAATTAGACAAATATGGATATATCACTGGCACCAAAGCTGATAACACTTTCTACAACCTGTCTCTAACAACCGAAGCAATCGCTGAACTTGAAAATCAGTTCAGAGAACCAACTCTTAAAGAACGGATAGAAAATGTCTTAGACGTTGCAGCAAAAATTAAATCTGTTATCCCTTTTGTTTAACCCTATCAGCCAGTGCTTTTCTTTTTAAACCATTAAGACCAAAAGGGTCTTCTTTGATATCCAAGCAGGTTTTTTCTATTTCTTCAGCTTGTTCAAGAAGGAGCTTTCTGTCTTCATTTCTTGCCTTGAGTTCTACATCTATAGACTCAAGGTTTTTGGCTATACGTTCAAGAATTTCTTCCAACATCTCTTCCTCTCCTTTCTTTTTAAAAAATTATCTAAAAAGTTAGCGAATTTCTTGACAACTCTAGTCAAATGTTTTAAAATGAAAACATAGAGAAAAGACCTACTAAAAGTAAGGTTTACCTATAGAAAACGGACGCCAATCAGTTTACTAGGCTTTATTTTTTAGTTGTCTTATTCGCTAACTCTTTAGCTTACGATTATTATTTTAAAATATTTGACTAAATATGTCAACAATTTTCTACAAATATTTTAAAATTATTTTTCGTTTGCTTAGAAAGGTTCTAAAAAAATGTTCGTAGCATTCGATAAAATAAAGGAATTAGCTGATAAACAGGGGATTTCTATAAATGTTTTGGAAGAAAAACTTGGTTATGGAACTAACACTTTATATCGATTAAAAAGAAGCAATCCGAGTTCAAAAGTTTTAAAAGAAATAGCTGATTACTTTAATGTAAGTGCAGACTATTTACTTGGTCGCACGGATAATCCTACTATTGCTGGTAATTCAAAAGAGTATAGCTGGCAAGGTAAGACACTGAATGTTGAAGAAATGGCATCTAATGTCATGATGTTTGGTGGCCGAGAATTAACAGATGAAAAGAAGAAAATCATCCAGTCTATCATTGAAGGTTATCTCAAAGAAGCTGGTGATTAGAGGTACTACTTAGTGACCGAAAAAGAAATTATAAGTCATTTTCAGGTTCGCATTGTCGATTTTGACGGTGAGCTAATACCTGATGAACTTGGATTTTACGAAAAAGAAACCAACACAGCTTTCTTGTCTAATAAACTCAGTAAAAAAGAGAGAGTTAAGGTACTACTGCATGAACTCGGACACAAAGACCACACACGCTCAGAGTACCAGAACGCTCGCCTACGCTGTGAAAACGAAGCTGATAGGAATATGATCCATCATCTCGTGAAAGACGCACTAGAAAGCTTAGACGACCCCACAGAGTTTGATTACCTCAAATTCATGTCCTACTATGATCTAAAAACTATGACTAATGAAGTCATGGTAAAAGAGGAATACTTTGCATTGATGGAGTGAAAGGAGACTCATATGTCTTACTCGTATGTTGCTTTAGATGTTGAAACTGCAAATGACTTTCGCGGTAGTGTTTGTTCTATAGGATTAGTAAAATTTAAAGATGGGAATATTGTTGATACATTTTACACCTTAATCAATCCAGAAGAAGAATTTGATGATTTCAATATTTTCATCCATGGCATTACTCCTGAAGATGTTCTTGATTCACCTACATTCCCAGAAGTAAGGAAGTCCATTGTTGATTTTATTGGTTCTGATATAGTTGTAGCCCACTTTGCACAGTTCGATATGGGAGCTCTTAAAGATGTATACAAAAAATACGAATTGGAGTTTGATAACATAGAATATATTTGTTCATATCGATTAGCCAAGGTTGCTCTCCCTGGACAATTGAATTACAAACTAAAAAGACTAGCTAAAAATTTGAATATTGAGCTAGATCACCACAACGCTTTATCAGATGCACGAGCAAGTGGATTGATTTTAGAATATCTACTATCAACTAATTCATTTTCCGACCTCACCACTTTTTTAAAAGAATATAGATACAATAAAACAGGCTTACTTGGTCAGTATGGATTTAAAAGAAAAAAAGGTTATCAATACAAGGAAAACCTTATCTATCAGCCAACAGAAGAAGAAAAAGCAGCAATGAACCCAGACCATTACTTTTACGGTTTATACTTTTGCTTTACTGGAAAACTCGAGCGAATGACTAGAAAAGAAGCTAACAAAGCTGCTGCGTTAGTTGGTGGCATTCCTGAAAAAGGAGTGACCAAGCACACTAATATCTTAGTTGTGGGGGAGCAAGATTGGAGAGTTGTCGGCACAGATGGATTGAGTAGTAAAATGAAAAAAGCACAAACCTTGTTAGAAAAAGGTCAAGATATTGAAATCATGACAGAAAATGATTTTATAAGATTGCTTGAGGAATAGTGTAAAATTATTTGTTAAACGAACGGAGGAAATATTATGGCATTATTTGGTAAAAAACAAAATGAAGTTTTAGAAATCGAACTTTTTACAGAGGAACCTAATGAACGAGTTTTTGAGTTTAAAAAATCAAAAACTGTTGTAAGAATCGATGATTACTTTATCAGGATTGCAAGAAAGTCAAATGTATCTAATGTTCTTCTTCATGGTCTTGATGGCGAAAAGTCAATTCTCCTCTCTGAGATTACAGCATACCAATTGAAAGAACCTGGCTCAACTGTTGGCTATCTTCAACTTGTTTACCCTGGTTCTTCTGATACAAAAGGTGGTGTGTTTGATGCCGTAAAAGATGAAAACACAGTAACCTTTACCAAAGATGAAAAAGCATCTATTTTGGAATTAAAGAAAGCCATAGAGAAGGCTTTAAAAGATAAAGTCAAGAAATAAAAAAATCCCCACACTCTCTATCTCTAAATTCTGAGTGTGAAGACTCAACTTTCCATTTTTGACAAAATGAAATATATTTGATAATATATAGTTACTAACCTAGGGGAAATCCTAGTGCAAATAACCTAGTTGGCACAAGCTGCCACGCAGAAACGGTAACTATAAATTTAGTTACCGTTTTTTGTTGAATTAAAAACAAAAAAGCCCCACAATCGCCCTCGCCAAAGTTTGATTGTGAAGCCCACCCTTATAAAAAATCAGCCATTAAAAAGGCCTCTTTTCTATACCCTATTTTACACCATGAAAGGGGTGATGTCAATATTCTCAATGTTTAGACCTTGTCCAGAAGCCGATAAACAAGGAGAATACAATGAAATATAATAAAACAAAATACCCAAATATCTATTACTATGAGACTGCTAAAGGCAAGCGTTACTATGTCAGACGTTCTTTTTTCTTCCGAGGTAAAAAAAGAGAAAAAAGTAAAAGTGGTTTCACAACTCTCCCTCAAGCTCGTGCAGCCTTGGTAGAGCTTGAGCAACAAATCCAAGACCAAGAATTAGGTATCAATACGAATCTAACGCTTGATCAGTATTGGGATATCTATTCCGAAAAGAGATTGTCAACAGGACGCTGGAATGACACTTCCTACTACCTTAATGACAATCTCTATCAGAACCATATCAAACCAAAGTTTGGTTCTATCCTGCTTAAAAATTTGGATAGAAATGAGTATGAACTCTTTATCGCTGAAAAGTTGCAGAACCATACCAGATACACTGTTCAAACTCTCAACTCCAGCTTCATGGCATTGCTGAATGATGCCGTAAAAAATGGGAATCTGCTCTCAAATCGCTTGAAAGGTGTCTTTATTGGCCAGAGTGATATCCCTGCTGCTAACAAGAAAGTGACCCTCAAGAATTTCAAGACTTGGATGGCAAAGGCAGAAGAGATTATGCCAAAACAATTCTACGCTCTGACCTATCTTACCATTTTTGGGTTGAGAAGAGGAGAAGTCTTTGGTTTGCGTCCAATGGACATCACTCAGAACGACAACGGACGGGCTCTACTACATCTTAGAGATAGTCGAAGCAATCAGACCTTGAAAGGGAAAGGGGGGCTTAAAACGAAGGATTCAGAGCGCTATGTCTGCCTTGATGATATCGGAACAGACCTTATCTATTATCTGATAGCTGAAGCTTCTAAGATTAAGCGAAAGTTAGGGATTATCAAGGAACAACAAAAAGATTATATCACCCTGAACGAAAAAGGTGGTCTCATCAATCCAAATCAGTTGAATAGAAACTTCAATCTAGTGAATGAAGCGACAGGATTGCATGTAACACCTCACATGATGCGCCACTTCTTCACGACTCAAAGCATTATTGCAGGGGTTCCGCTTGAACAATTAAGCCAGGCGCTGGGGCATACAAAGGTTTATATGACGGATCGTTATAACCAAGTTGAGGACGAACTTGCTGAAGCGACAACAGACCTATTTCTTAGTCATATTCGCTAAAAAATCCCCGCCAAAAT